TTCTTATTGAGGTTGTCGTATCCGCCACCTTTAAAGAATATTCGTAAACGTCTTGCTTCTCTATATAACATAGTATCAAGGTCAACGAGTTCGTTCTCTTTNAANGGNGGTGGAGTATCTGGTANTAAGAACTCGATATCTTCATCATAAATCAAACGAAGAACCTGTCTTAATGGAACNGTGTCGTGTTTTTGTAAGTGCTCGACTTTTCCTTTTACACTTTTTTCTTTTGCAGCACCATTGATGATATCTGCTATTGATATTCTTAACATATTAAAAATCCTGTAAATCGCCAATCAAGTTTTTCAACTTTTGTTTGACGAAGTAATTGAATAAGTGAGACCTTCCCACCTCTTCTTGGTTATTATAAGCCTCAAGAATATTATCAACAAACTCCTGAGGTATCATTGTAAGATCAATCATTTGTTTATTACGATTAAACCTTAATTTTGTTTCTTCATCCATTGCGTCTGGATCTTTGCTAAACAACTCAATACGCTTCTTAGTCATTGGCTTTTGTCTTTCACCAATAGCAAGACAATTATCAGGACTTAATATGTTTGGTACACCGTCACCAGTATCACCGCGAAGAACGTGTTCTGTTATATATTGCTGAGGATTCGCATGTCTCACCCATTTCTTAAGGACGGGATTGTATTGGTCAACGTTTGCGAATTTTTGTAATTGAATAAAGTCCTTGTCACCAGATAGAATCAGAATCTTTTCAGAACCATTATTTAATTCAGTACCATGTTCCATACAGAGTGTTGCGATAATATCGTCAGCTTCACAGCGGTCAACATATACTACCTTGTAAGGAAAGAACTCTTCAATTTCTCTACGGATCTGATGAATAACATCAAACAGCGCATTCCAATCAAGATCAGAATCATCTCTGTTCTTTTTACGATTTGCTTTATAGTATGGATAGTAATCCTTTCTCCATACGTTTGTGTTATCAGCGCAGATCACAATCTCACCGTATTCTCTCGAAAACTTTTTGCGATTGAATCTGATTGAATTGAGAAACATGTGACGAAGAAGATTTTCATCAACTTCCATGTTTGTGTGATTACCAATACCTGCGAAAAGACTCGCGAGCATAACTTGGTTATAGTCAACTAATATCATAATTTATCCATTATTTAAATTTACAGATTATATTATATCAAACATCTTCATCAATGTCAATGGTTTCTTCTAAATTCTTTTTTAATCCACCAGATATAGCATTTTCATCTGCATCCACGATAACATTATTTGCAGCATATGCTTGTAACTGATGTTCTTCGTTCATTGTTTGTAGATGTAAAGAACGAATAGATTCAAAGATAAGTATCATAGATGGAAAGTATAATTCCATGTTATCTTCAAAATCACATCCTGCTCTTGCCATCTCACCTAGTACGTTTTCCCAAATAATTTCTGCAAGTTCGCTTGAATAAGATTCCTTATATTCACGAATCCTTTCGCCAACACTTACCTCATCAATTGGAGGATTAGAATGTATCTTTGGAAATGGTATTAATTTACCCTTCGAGTTGGTAGACATCTCCAATATTCCTTAATAAAGTGTTCCACATTGTGGTAAATGATTGTATATTATTTCTTGCCAAATTAAATCTATCAGAGAAGGTAAATCCATTAAAGTAATTAGGATCGTTCTTCATCGCAATTAGAATTTGTTTTGCTACTGAATACGCATAATTTGCGTGATGATTCATATCTTCATTCCAATCATACATAATGGTTGCATTAGCACCAGTCTCAGGCAATGCTCCATAGTTTGGATGAATACAAATCATTTGAGATTTAATTGCTTCAAGTAATGCAATACAAGATGTCTCTTTCCATATATTAGGATATAGGAAAATATGAGATTTCTTTAATGCTGCTAATACTTCATCATTTGATTTAACTCCATGATAAGTCATATTAGGATGCGCTTCAATCTGTTCATATAATGGCTTATATGCTTCGTCTCGATTTTTCCATCCATAAATTTCAAATCCTGAATAGACATCAAGATGAATATTATCAAACTCTTTTGCCAATGAAGCAAAGATTGGTACAAGTAGTTCTAATCCACGATGCGGAGTTGTATGATATACGAAACGAATTGTTTCCATATCTTTTTCCTGTGGGTCATACTTTACTTCAACAGCATTATGAATAACAGAACATCTACCATAAGGAATACCATATCGCATAATGTACTGATCTCTTTGCCATGNNGTGACAAAAACAAAGTGAGCAAACTTCTGCCAACCTTCATCTTTTAAAACTTGATTTTCTGGATCTTCCGATAGATCATGACACCAAAAGATATTTGGTACATCATCATATAATTCTCTTGGTCTCGATAAATGGATAGCAACCTTTTCAAGTACTTCCGCATCCATGTTATCAATCAATCGTTGTCTCATCATTTCACTTCCGCCTTTTGAATTGGCAGAGAGTTCTGAATCAATCACTACACCTTTATAAATGCAACTCATTTTANTTCTCCATTAATTTCATTATNTATTTGGTCTAANGCATCGTGTAAGTTATGCAGTGAACCATTATTATGTACGCGATACGTTTTAATATNCATCTCTTCTTTGAGAACGTACGCTTTGTCTATTGCNGTTTTGGATCCGACTGTCCATTCGTTAATTAGTCGACCATTAAAATATTTTCTACTATCAGAAGAATAATCACAACCTTCTCTTGTTAATTGAACGATGACAATATTCTCTGCTCCAACCTTTTCAATAATAGGTTCAAGTTCTTCAACAAATCCACCATCTGCTAACGCATAGTTTTTATCTTCAAAGATTTCTTCAGCAACTGATTTACCAAAATAATCTAAACCTTTCTTTGGCTTAATAATATCTTCTGATACATGAATCATTGCTTCACGTCTTGACATACCTTGTAAGGCAAACTCTGACTTTTCTTTTTGAGTCCTATCGTTATAGCCTTCCATGAACCATCTTTCATCAACATCAAAGTGCTTAATCGTTTCTTTAAATAATTGATACTTGAAAGACAGATTACCAAATCCGTACTTTTCTTTATATAAACTTGCTGCTTCATCCTTACCTGAAGCTGGTGGTCCGTTAAATATTACTATCATCTTTCTTCTCTGTAAGTTGAGTAAAACCGTATTTACAAATATAGTAGGCATCTACAATATCAGTAATAGGATTCCACGATTTGTTTATTATACCACATTTTTCGCGAATGTCAATAGAAGTTTCTTTCTCAAAGGCTTCAATCATTAAATCTTTACCAGCATTACCTTTTCCGCAACCAAACTTTTTAATCATTGTTGGTGGATATACATCGTAAGGTATTCTTCGTTCCCATAGTTTATGTTTAAATAAACCACAGTTCTCTGCTATCTGAAATACTCTACCGACTGCTCCAAATGCGTATCCTTCAATTCCAACAAAGTCACATTCAAAACATTTTTCCTGAGACCAAGATCCAATGATATCATATCGTTCTTGATCGTTAAACCAATTGTCAGGATACATTGTTGCTTGATACTGTCCTTTCTCTCCAATTAGCAATTTCTTTTGCTTTACATAATAATAAAAAGTACAGTTATCGTAACTCCATTCTTCACCTTCATGAACACAAATTGCTGGACTACTTAAACTGTAGTCAACACCAGCGACTCTCATACCTAACTCCATAATTTAAATTATAGAATTATTTATTAGTTTTCTCGGTAAAAGATATGAGAACCTACATGTCCAATTAAATCTAAAGAACTTGCCCAATAAGGTTCAATGTAAACTGTATGGTAATGAGTTGCACCTTCCGTTAATCCATTCATACGACCTTCGTATATTGCTTGGTGTGCAACTAAAACAGATTCGTTCCATGCATCTATTTCTGTAGGTTCATCTGACTTGCCATCACAGTACCAACTGAACTGACAACGATTCCTTACAGGTACCTCTATAGTAGGATCCTTCCAAGAAGGTTTGAGTTCTGCTTGGTAGATTACACCACATATCTCATCAGGGTATCTACGATCATTAACACGATTTAATACTACATCAGCAACTGCAAATTTACCAGCAAGATTCTCAGATCTACTTTCGTGGTAAATGTTTAATGCCATACAATATGTATCACGAGTCATTTGAAATGAATCTCCATGCATATCATAATCAATCGCAGTACCTTGAACCTTTGCCGTACCAAAAATCATTCCGACCATTAACGCTAGAGCTAAAAACCCAATTTTATTAAAGGTTCTCATGCTTGTCTCGTAACACAATATGCATTAAGCAATTCTTCGTCGGACATTTTCTTTCCGAACGTATGAATAAGTTTACCATTCTGAAAACGTTCGATATAACCAGCATTGTATTCAATGTCAGTTACACTCTTAGTCATATTAGCAGTATCGTCAGGACGATCATCGTAGTACATAGAATCCATAGAATGTGAATGGATGCAACCAACACCACGAGACCATTCAAGAGCCTCTTCCATTATGGCAAAATCTTCAACCATTTTAGTATATTGTGTCATAGTTTCTCTCCTGGTTCAAAACCTCTAAAACATTTAAATCGTGGGAATCTTAAACTGTACAGTTCATCTGAGTCTTGACTGATAGTAATTGCATCAGCTCTTATTTCAACTAACTGACCAATGACAGTGTCAACACTATTCCAAATATCATCCCGGTTAGCATCGCTAAGACCTGTCCCAACATTAACTTTGATATGTTTACCTTCGTCGGTGCCTTCGCATACAAGTGCTCCTGTGCTTCCTTCATTTTTACCTGTTCCTTCTTCAATGTCAATAACCTTTAATGTAACTTCAATGTAAGGTTTCATTTTTAGCCAACCGTAAGATCGTTTACATTCATAAAGACCGTTGATAGGTTTGACCATGATACCTTCATAACCTTCTTCTATTGCTGTATTATTAATTCCTTTGAACTTATCAGCATCATCTTCGATATTAAGAACATCGTATTTCGTAACAACAACACAATCATCAAAGTACTCAGAACTTTGAAATCCTTTTAATAATTCTTTTCTGTTGATTAGAGGTAATGTACCACTACCTGTTTGGAATTCGTCAATAGGTAAAAAGTCAAACAATGCAAAGTATGCATCTTCAGTCTGAGCTCCTTCTTTACGATGAACTTGTTTCATTAATGATTGGAAATCTTTCGACATAACTTCACCATCAAAGACTAAGTCATCAAAGATCTTTTTACTAAACGCTTTTTCGATATGTGGGAAGTTGGTAAGTAGTTTACCATTTCTAGAATAGATGACTGCATTACCGTTTTGAACGATTATGATTGCTCTTACACCATCATACTTATATTCTACAACGCAGTCTCCTGTAATCTTTTTAGGATTGTTGTCACCACTGTGGGCAAGCATACAAGTGAATACAGGGATGGTTCCTTTCTTAACGTTATTAACTGTCTTGAGAGATACACCGCATCTAAGGTCTTTAATTAAGATTCTACGGTACCAATCATTCCATTGTTCTGATGTTGCTGCTTCTCTTGCGACTACGATTGCGTCTCGAGCAGCATGGCCTGTTAATTCACGATTCTTTAATTGATCTGCGAGAATATAGAAATCCTCAGGTAATAGACCAGGACCGTCGTTTTGACTTGTTGGTACATCAGCCACACCAAAGGTAATCATATTATTAAGACAATATAATAAACCTTTGACTAGACCTTCATCATCAATATATTGAGACAACATATCTTCTTTATATAGTCGACTGTTATCTCTCTCAAGTAACTGTATTATTTTCCATGGTTCCATATTCATGAACAAAGTGCCTCGCAGATAGCTTCACCATCAGCTTCATAAACAACTTCTTCTGCATTAGCAAACAACGCTAATTCTCGAGAAAGCTGATCAGCCTGTTCACGAGTTAATTGAAGGAATTGCTTGCCATCACTGCTAGTAACCTGTACACACGTTCCACGCTTTGAACCGCCGTAAAATCGTGTTTGGGACAAATCAGTGTTTGGAACATTTCTCAATTCAGTACTCATAATATATTCCTTTATTCAATTTATACAACCATTATATACAGTATCATAAAGAATGTCAATGGTTATTTTCACTTTTTTCAGCTATTTGTGAGATCTTCACCACAGCATACCAAACTACCAATCGTTTCTTCACTGTCCACTTCTCCCAACAAGATCTCGTTTATACACTGCTGTGGTGTTTGTGCCCATTTGCGGGCATACTAAAATAAACTCCGGTAATCCATGCTCATCACTGTTACCAGCTTCACCACATATAAAGAATGAGCCTGTCTTATCCGGCTGAGTATGAAACCAAATCTTTTTCAGCTTGGTGAACAGTTCATGTTCTTCGTCAGTGATTTCTTTCATCACTCACCCTCCTTTTTGTACTTGAAGTTACTATCCTTCAAATGAGGATACCTTGTTTCCGCAGGATGTACGGTATTAAATTCAGCTTCGTGCCGTTCTTTACTAGTCATTCGAGTATCTCCTTCAAGACCTAAATCAGCGTCATCCTTTTTACCAAAGATTCGATCCCAGCCATCATCATACGATTTAGTAGATGCTTTGCTTCTGAGAGAATCACCAGTTATGTCGTTCTTTGTTGCCATTATATTTCCAGGTTCAATTGTGCTGGTCCGTCTTTCTTAAAAAACATACGACCGTCTTCTGTTGTTTCCAACGTGAATTTATCTCCAACTTCAAATGGAGTGTTCTTTAGTTGAATCATATACTTCTCATCAGGGTCTGGTTTATCGAGCATAACTAAACCCTGTGGAGTTATTTCAAATTTATAGTCAACATACATCATCTTGCCATCTCACTTATTTCTGTTGCTTCTTTTTGATTCATAATTGGAACTGCATTTGATTTATGCATCGTAGCAATACCTTTTACGAGTGTACCCGTGTATTTGGGCGATTCCTTTTTAGTTCCATGACCACCGCCACCTGTAGAATGACAAGAAGGATATTCTGGTACTTCTCTACGAAATGTATCGGTTGGTACAAATGGTTTAAACTCTTTGCTAGGTTTTACTTTACCTAAACAATAATTTATATATTCATCAACAGTGTCGTACCTTAGATCATGCATACCACTACGTTTCATTGCTTTGTTGTGCAGTCGCCGATTAAGCTCGTATTGAGCCATTTTAGCTTTAGTGATTTTAACTTTACGTTTCCGAGTGGAAATCGTTGATAGACCTCTTGCTAATGCCATAATATAAACTCCGTCAAAAAGGGTGAAACAGTGGTTGCTTCTTTGGCGTTCCGTTCCTACTCAGTATGTCGGTAGTTCAGGTGTTGCTCCCGAAGGCAGTTCTCCGTCATGGGTCCTAAATGGTAGAGCTATTAACTCCGTGATTCCATCTCGCCGTCGTGGTTTATCCCACCGTTTCAAATATAATTATAACAAACTATTTTCCAAATGTCAATAGTTTTTTAAGTTTATCTGTAATTTCTTTGGCCTCTTGCGTTGGTTGTTTGAAACTCCATCGCAATTTTCTTTTGGTGCCTTTTAATAGCTTCAGCTTTTTTCCTTTTACGTTTGCTTGTTGGCTTTTCGTAAAATTCTCTTGCTCTCAGTTCTTTTATAATTCCTGCAGATTCGACGTTCTTTCTGAACTTTCTTAGACCAATATCAAACGGCATTGCTGATGGTGGTCTTTTATCTTTAGGATGTCTTTTTTGTGGGGTTAGATCAACTGATCTTCCGCCATTCTTTTTATTGTAATTCATTTGTATATTATATCAAGTTTTGGTAAAGATGTCAATAGTTTTTACGATTTATTTTTAGCTGCATCTTTTTCTTGTTTGGCAATTTCTTTATTATATGCCTTTTGATCTACGTAACCGTTCTCTAGAAGTTTAACTCGATTTGCCATGTGTTGGGCTTGAGTATCTTCTTTGGATCCACCGTAGTAAGGTACACAATGACCTTCTTCTGACATTACCGAAGTAACTGGTCTCCAAGCATCAGTGACTGCGCAATATACATCAAAGTCTCCAAGGATACGACCGAACTTACCTTTCATATCTTCGCCGTTTCGAGCAACCTGAGTTCTCAATGTTGGTGATTTACCAAGGAGTTCTTTTAATCGACGACTTGCAGCTTTACCGAATAGTTTTTCTACTTTATCGCTTGTTCTTGATTCTGGTGTATCGATGCCCATAATACGGACTCTTTCATTTCTCAACCAGATTCCAAAGCCTAGATCGATGTCTACATCTACTGTATCACCATCAACGACTTTAATTAAATTTGTTCTATACTCGTACATTGTTATGTCCTTTTAGTATGACGCTCAATCCACGATTCATTACGACCTGCTTTTTTCTCTTCCCAATCTTCAATTGCTTTCTTAATACTATCTTCCGCTAAAACAGAACAATGTATTTTGATTGACGGTAATTCTAAAGCTTCTGCGATTTCGCTATCTTTTATTAGTTTTGCTTCTTCTATTGTTTTACCAACCAACATCTCAACGAACATTGATGAACTTGCGATTGCTGAACCGCAACCATAAGTTTTAAATTTAACATCAACGATTTCTTCGGTCTCAGGATTTAATTTGAGATCGAGTTTCATTACATCTCCACAAGCAGGTGCACCTGTCATTCCTGTAGCAACATTAGGGTCGTTAGGATCAAACCTTCCAACTCCATGCGCGGCAGGATTATTAGTTACTGCTTCGAATCTGTCTAAAACTTTTTTAGAATAAGCCATAAAGTATATTTATACAAATACTTAATGATCATCTATCCATCTTTGGACTTCTGCCTTGGCCTTATCAACATTACTATATGCAATTACAGGGTGTTTTGGGGTGTTTCCACTCTTATCGAAGACCGTCGGCATCACTTTCTGACTACCGTCTTTATTCATTTTCATAGAGTCCATACCTGACAAACGAATCTCAAACTTACCATCAGAGGTAACATGTTTGAACACTTTCTTTTTGCCATCATAGCCATCTGGAACTTTATTCCATTTAACCTTTTTTTGTTCTGTCATGAATTCATTGAAACTTTTCATATCTTATAAAATCCTTTCTGTCTAAAACTTTTTAGAATAAGCCATAAAGTATATTTATACAAATACTTAACGATTACACCATACGGTTAACCACCATTTAAAATACCTACGGCCTTCACCGTAAGATGCTGATGCTAACCTATTATACAACATTGAATTTTATATTTGGAAACTTATCCATAATATCTTGTCTTTCTTGAACCCACTCATTGCGAGGGGTAGATCTTTCGTATCCTTCATCGTTCTGATANACATTTGAAGCGTTCATACCATCAAATCCTAATAGAACTATTTCTTTATACTGTCCTGACTCGCAAGCTGTTAATAACGCTCTTGAGCCAGAACTTACTTCCATTTGTTCAATTGACTTGACCATATCTTTATCGTCAACCCAAGTAACATAATTTGCATTCGCAGAGCCAGATATGACTGCCTGAGTTCTTGTTAGGCCGAATGTCGTATCTTTTCTATTCTCAATGACTGGCAAACCATTTTCTTTTAAAGCCATGATTATATGTTCAGCAGCTCCAGAAGGTACTGGAGCCCATTCACTAAAGTAACAAAGATTGTCTTTGCAGTATCCTGTTTTGTAAATAATATGCTGCATATAAATGTCACTGCAAATTAAAGCATCAGGACTTTCTTTATAAGCTCCATTACAGCCATACACAAAGGCACCTGGATATTCTTCACGATAGTTAACACCTAGTCGTGATTCTCCGTTGCCTAATATAAGAGCTACCATTGGGTAGGATCTTCTAATATATTAATAATTCTTTCACCTAGTTCAACAAAGTCTTGTTGTTTCCAACCTCGAGTTGTTTCAGCTGCAGTACCTAATCGAATACCAGATGTTTCTTTAAAGTTTCGAGGATCGTTTGGAATACCATTCTTGTTTACAGTGATACGATGTTTCTCTAAGATATCAGCTGCTTGTCTTCCACTCAATTCAGAATTAACTAAACTAATTAAAATAATATGAGAATCAGTACCACCTGTTAGTACATCTAATGTTTTTGCTTTATTTAATGTTTCAGCAAAGGACTGTGCGTTAATAACAACCTGATGAGCATATGCTTTAAACTCTGTTGTATTGGCTTCAANGAATGCTTGAGCTTTTGCCGCAATCGTATTCATTAAAGGTCCGCCTTGAGTACCTGGGAATATGGCTCCATTAATCTTTCTTGTATAATCAGGATTGTTCCACAATATAATTCCACCACGAGGACCACGTAATGTTTTATGAGTTGTAGAAGTAACTACATCGGCATAAGGAATAGGACTGTCGTATGCATGACCAGCAATCAAACCAGCATAGTGAGCCATGTCAACCATAAGCATTGCGCCTACTGAATCAGCAATCTCTCTAAATCGTTTCCAATCAATTTGTCTTGGGTATGCACTTGCACCGGCAATAATAAGTTTAGGTTTATGAGCTTCTGCCATTAAAGCAACATCATCATAATTAATTAAACCATCGTCACCAACACCAAACGTATGAGCATCAAACCATTTACCTGAAATAGTAACAGGAGCTCCATGAGTTAGATGTCCACCGCTTGCTAAATCCATACCGAGAATAGTATCACCTGGATTTAGAAAGGCTTTCATAATCGCAAGGTTTGCATTGGCTCCACTGTGTGGCTGAACATTAGCAAATCCGCAACCGTATATTTCTTTTAGTTGGTCAATAGCAAGTTGTTCAACTTCATCCATGAATTCACAACCATTATAATAACGGGCTCCAGGATATCCTTCTGCGTATTTGTTTGTAAACTCTGAACCGCACATTTTCATTACGGCTTTAGAAGCAAAGTTTTCTGATGCAATTAACTCGACGGTTAATTTTTGGCGTGATAGTTCTTTTTGGTAAATCTTATTGATTCTTTCATCTAACATTGTGTAATTTATTCCTCACTCATTTTCAATTGACATTCCTTTACGAAATGGTAAAAAGTACCAACATATCGTTCGTCCTCAAAGATCTGAGGTAATACGTTTGTACTTACGTTTAATTCTTTTAGTTTATTATAATATAAAGTGAGTCCAATGTCAAGGAATTTATACTCACCATACATATCATTTGCTTTATGTTTTGCCTTCTCACAAAACTGGCACCCTTTGGTACCATAGATGTAGATCATCTCTTCGGTGTTTTATCTTTCCAATCATTGATATAGTCAAGCTGTTGAGCCTGAGACCACTCTTCAGATAACTGTTCGTTATCTTCTTTAAAAAATTGTAATACTTTTTCTGTACCCGCAAAATCGACATTAGTTACTGTTTCGCCTAACCATCTTTGACTGAATTCTTTTACTTCTTCTGATTCTACAGATTCTTGAGCCCAGAGCTTTGCGAGCTTATCTGTTAACTTCACTTCTTCATTAAAGCGTTGAACTTCTTCACGTGGAATAATGTATCTCTGTTTGAATACAGAAATCGTATCAACTACCACATAATCACTTTTCATCTTTCGTCTCCTTAATTAGTTTACGTTCAGAGATTGGTTGACCAAGTTCTCTTGCATAAACTGTTTTGCCTTTATCAGGACTTTCGTAAATATACTTTTTTGTTTCTTCCATTAGAATACCTTCCCAATTATATAAAAAGATAATAGCATTCCACCGAATACTACAATCTGTACTACTGCAGGGATCACGACAAATAATGTCATAGGATCAAAATTTCCTGACATAAAGTAATCGGTCTCTGCCCATGCTTTTAATTCAGCTGGAGTTGCTTCATTAACTTTAATATTTTTTGTCATTATCCAACCTACGGTTAATTTTGTTAATCAAATAGTCAGCTTCTGGATATTCATCCATCATTTCAATCACTTCGTCAATGATAGCTAAGTCGCAGAGCATTTCATCTCTTCTTGCTAACCACGCTATTTCTTCACGATGTTGTTTCTTAACTTGCTCTATATAAAACTCATCATGCAACTTTTTAAGGAATGCGTTCATACGTAACCACTTGTGGTAGTCAACGTTGCTGTCTTCGTTAAAAGGGTTGTCTTTTTGATCGTCCATAATACTATTTATTTAAATAAACCAATTTTCTCGCCTGCTTTTTTACGACGATCATATTCTTCTGGTGTTGAAGGATATCTCCAACCCCACGCTGCGCCTAATGCCATAAAGGTACCAGAATACGCAACTGCTTTCCAATTTCCTGTAAATACAATCATACACAATAAAGCAAAAGCCATCATGCCTAACATCATATACTTTGCCTTTTGTGGAAACACTTTCTTTGTTTCCCAGTTAGTTAAAAATGGTCCAAACAATTTATGTCCGTATAACCAATTGTGCATTCTGTCTGAACTCTTTGCGAAACAATAAGCCGCAAATACAGCAGGAATGCTAAAAGGAATACCCGGTAGGATAACTCCAATATAAGCAACACCTAATGAAAGGAAACCCAATCCACCCCACATTAATTTTTTCATATTCACGATAGGATCGCCTTAATATGTTCTGAACTAATAATGACGGCTTGTTGACCTTCAATTTCTACTGGTAAAGATTCATTCCAATCTAAGAATACCTTATCACCAGTTTTTAGTTTACCGTTTGCTTCCGAACCTACTGATAGAACTACACCAGGTTCTGATGCGTTCTTTTTAACATCAGCTGATAGAATAATACCACCTGCCGTCTTTTCTTCTTTTTTGACCGCAGCAATTAATACTTGGTCTCCTAACATTTCAATACTCATTATATTTTCCTTCTTCTCAATGTAGTGGTTAAACCTGTCTTAACCAAGCCACTTTTATTTTCTTCTATTTCAACAGATAAGCCACTTTCTTTTTCTTTTATCTCCATGTTCATTACTTGACTATTATCAACTAATGGTTTAGCAGGAGTTTCACGATCGCGTTTAAATGCTGCCGTACTTACAATTAATAACATTATTGCCAAAGGATCAAATACGAATATAATTATAAGTATAATCCATCTGACAGCATTGTCATAATATTCTTTTGCCTCAGATCCGTATATCATATCAGCGATATATTTAACAGGACCGAGTTCTGATTCTTGTTCTAACTGAAGTCTCTGTATAGGTAACTTCTGTTCGTTATATTGTACAATACTATCTACTGCATTGTCAATAGTTATTGCTAAATTATTTCTTTCTTCTGTTTGACGGCCGTTCACATAGTTACGATCTTTAGGTTGGGAAGTTTGTAATACATAATCCAATCCTTCGATTCGATCTTGTGCGGCTTTGAGTTTGGATTGTTCTGCGGCTATTCTTGTATCAATGATACTTGCTTCGAGAGAATAGGTATCTCCAGTTAAAGCAGAATCAATATGAGCTTTGGAAAGGAATCCAAATATACCCATACTTGTAATTAACATTAGGACTATAACAGCTGCTGTAAAATAACCTCGTACTAAATTATTAATACGATCCCATTCATAATGTAACCATGCTGCGGATACAAGTTTGCCAATCTCTAACACTGTTGCCATAATCGCAATACCAACAACAGCACCACTGAAGATCGTCATTAACCCAACGATACTAAAATAGGCAGCCGTAGCAGCAAGAGTAAGCGATGTTCCGAGAGTTAACCATTTCATTTTCATAATATTAATGAACGTGTTTAAACGTTTCCTGTAGTCCTGCGACCAAGTCTTCCATCATACCATTAGTATGTAAGGGAGTAGGTGTAATTCTAAGCCGCTCTTTACCAACATCGACTGTTGGATAATTAATTGGTTGCACATATAATCCATGTTCGTTCAATAACCTGTCTGACATTAGTTTGCATTTCTTTGCATCTCTAACCATCACTGGTAATATATGAGTGCAACTGTTTGGATGTATTTCGATATTGTTCTCTATAAATAGTTGTCTTAATGTTGCAGCTCGTTCTTGGTGTAGTTCTCTTAATTCATTGTGATCCATTAAATAACGAATAGAAGCAATTGCTCCTGCTGCCATTACAGGACTCATACTTGTTGTAAATATAAATCCACTTGCCACAGATCTAATTGCATCAAGAACAATACTGTCACCAGCAATATAACCACCGTGACAACCAAAGGCCTTTCCTAAAGTTCCATTGATAATATCAACTCTGTCTTGTAAGCCTTCCTTTTCGCAATATCCTGCACCTGTATCTCCATAGAGACCAACTGCATGTACTTCGTCGATATATGTGATTGCACCATACTGATCTGCTAAATCGCAAATCTCTTCGATAGGAGCAACATCTCCATCCATACTATATACTGATTCAAATACAATACATGGTACATAACCAGCTTCAACTGTAACTTGTAAACATTCTTCTAACGATTCCATATCATTATGTTCAAATACATGTTTAGGAGCACGACTATGTTTCATACCCATAATCATTGAGGCATGATTCTTGTTGTCCGAAACAAAACATATATCAGGAATGATACGAGATAGCGCAATTAACGCCCATTCGTTTGCTACATAAGCAGAAGTAAATAATAAACCACTTTCTTTTTGATGCAATTTCGCAATTACATTTTCAAGTGTAACATGATAATGAGAGGTACCGCCAATATTGCGAGTACCACCACTACCACTTCCTGTCTTTAACAATGCGGTTTGCATTGCGTCAATTACATACTTGTTTTGTCCCATTCCCAAATAATCATTTGAGCACCAATTGACAATTGTCTTTGGAGAATAAGGTGAGTACCAAGTCGCTTTAGGAAAGTTTCCTTTATCACGAACGATATCGTTAAATACCCTGTACTTACCTTCTTCCTTTAATTTGTCAACCACATTTTGGAAAGGTTGTTTATTAATCATATTCTACGCCTAGTTAGCTTGCGTAGGCATCGTCCCAAGTTCCTTCTAAACCAGCAACCTCATATTCGGTTACACGATTTTCGAAGAAGTTTGTATGGTCTGCTCCGTTGAGTACCCATTCTAACCAAGGTAATGGATTGTCTTTTACCTTAAAGTTCGGTTTCATGCCTAGCTGTAATAATCTTCTGTCTGTTATATATTTTATATATTCTTTTACTTCTGATTTTTCCAGACCTTCAATGTTTCCCATTGCGTAGGCAAGATCAATGAACTTATCTTCGAGATCTACAATATCTTTTGACATTTCGTAGATCTCTTTTTTGAACTCATCATCTACAACACGACTATGTTCTTTAATAAACGCCTTGAACAATTTAGAGTTACCTTCAACGTGAATTGATTCATCACGAATTGACCATTCTACTACTTTACCCATACCTTTCATTTTACCGAAACGTTGAAAGTTAAGTAACATAACGAAAGAAGCAAATAAAGCAACACCTTCGTTNAATACAGATTTAGCAATTGACAACCCTAGGCCGCGTAGAGTATTGGTATCTGCTTTACGCATATAGTCAATCTTATTAGCCATTTCAGAATAATCTAAGAATGCATGATATTCACTATCAGGTAAACCTAACGTTTCATTCAATAACGCATAAGCACGCTGATGAATGCCTTCTCTTGCTGCAAACGATCCTAACATATTACGAATTTCGTTATTCTTAAACTTAGGAATAAACTGGTCAAAATAGTTCTGACCAACAGCAACATCAGACTGTGTAAACAATCTTAGAATGTTTGTAATATAGTCTTTCTCAATTTGCGTAATCTTACCGCCTTTCCAATCAGCAACATCTTCAGACAAATCCAATTCGTCTTCGATCCAATGCGCTTTCTCATGTCTTGTTGTAATTTCAACAGCCCAAGGATAATGAAACGGTTTATACGTCTCACTGAATTCCATTAGACCACCTTGTTTTTTAATTAACGTATCAGAGATTGCCATAAGGTCGTTATACGTACCTATATGTTTGTCGTCAATGAAGATTTGCGGTACGGATCTTACTTCCTTACCATTAGAGATTCTTTGATAAAACGCGAGTCTCTGTTCTTCATCATCTAACACAACCTGTGTATATCCAAATCCATGTTGTGTAAACCATGCTTTTGCCTTTTCGCAAAATGGGCAATTTGATTTAGTATAAATTAATACTTCCATTTTTCTTCCTACTTTTCTATCATCCTTCACAGGCGATACACTCATCTTGTTGTTCCTCCGAGCCATTACTGAACTTAATTGAGTTTGGGTTAATAATATCATCTAACTTTTCGCGTTCTACTTTCTGAGAAACGTTTTCTGCCTTGCTTGATGACTCTGTTCTTAAATAATATAATCCTTTACATCCTTGTGCCCACGCTTGAAAATGGACTGAATGCAAATATTTCTTTTCTGCNCCAGCTGGGAAAAAGATATTCAAGCTTTGTCCTTGACATAAATACTTTTGTCGATCTCCTGCTAGCTTAATTAAATAGTGTTGATCCAATTCTATTGCCGTTCTAAAAACGTTCTTTACATGATCATCTAGAAAGTCTAGATGTTGAACTGAGCCACCACTTGTAATAATAGTTGACCATACCGCATCTGTATTCTTGCCTAAATCTGCCAATACTTTTTCTAGGTATGGATTTTTATTTAAGTGACTACCCACTCTTGTTCTTGAAGTAAACGCATTTGCTTTCCAAGGTTCAATAGAAGGCGATGTATTAACTATCATAGAACTATTTGCATTAGGAGCAATTGCTAACATATGAGCATTACGACGACCAGTTCCTTTCATATCAGGAGCCTCGCCACGTCTCTTGCCCATTTCTAATGTTGCTTCATCTGCCTTTCGTTTAATGGTACTAAAGATCTCTTCGTTAGCATCAACAGCTTCTTGACTATTAAATGCAATATTCATTTTCTGTAAATAGGAATGTAATCCCATTGCACCCAGACCTAAAGATCTTTCCTGTGTTGCACTATATCTTGCTTTGCTAATTTCATCACCTGCATTATCAATAAAGAACTGTAATACATTGTCCAAGAACACAATAAGGTCTTTAACCATATTGGTATCTTTCCATTCATTATATGTTTCTAAATTAACTGAAGACAAACAACATACCGCTGTTCTTTCTTCGTTGGTCACAAGGTGTATCTCATTACATAAGTTAGATCCTTTGATTGATAAACCTAAGTCCTTTTGAGATTGAGGTAATGCTGCATTGGCAGTATCAATAAAGTTAATATACGGTTCACCTGTACGATATCTTGTTTCTAATACTAATTCCCATAGCTTACGAGCATCAACCATTTCACGAACTGTTTGGTCATTAGGATCTAATAAACCCCATTGCTTTCCTTCTTTTACTGCTTCCATAAACGCATCAGTACAATTCACTGCATGATGAAGGTTTAAATTCTTTCGATTTACGTCTCCTGTTGGAATACGCATATTAATAAATTCTACAATATCCGGATGGTCAATATCCATATAAGCTGCATAAGAACCTTTTCTTGTTCTGCCTTGACGGTACGCAACCATATCAGCATCAACTGTATGTAGAAACGGCATCGGTCCTGGAGCTTTCTTTGATACGGCTCGTACGTCTGACCAATGACCACCTACTCCGCCACCTTTAACAGACAACCATCGCAACTCTGCAGTATGGTCAATCAATCCGTCTAAAGTATCAGGTACATAAGTTAAGAAACAACTAATTGGCAACGATTTTACTTTTTCTCCTTTTAAGACTGCATTAGACAGTACAGGAGATGAATACATAAACCAACCTTGAGATACATAATCATATATACGTTGGGCAAGTTTCATGTTACCACCACAAAATGCAACTGCAGCTCTGGCAAAAGCCATCTGCGGAGACTTCTCTTCATCACGACAATAATAATCTTTTAACAATTTAAATGATTGTTCTGATAATGTCTTATCCCTCTTTGTTTGGATTTCAATTCCTAAATGTTGCATTCTCTACTCCGTTATTATTCTTGTATGTAATTTTCTGCTAAGGGAAAGACGTTAGTAATTACTTCACCAACACGGCGTGCAACTTCCATGTGTTCAAGCTGAGTTCCATTTCCAGATCGTAATTCAATATAATGAATCCATGATCTCAATGTACCGTTAACATATAATCTTGAAACTGTATTACCTTCTGGTAAAACAGCCCTTGCCTGTTCTTTTGCTATACCCGAGTTAATTGCCCATTGGTATAAATCTTTTGATTGTTTAATGAACGCCATTTGTTTCATATTCCAATCTTCTGCTATTCTTCTTTGCTTTTCATCTGTAGGATCAATTGCGACACTATTCTGACGATTCTTTAGATCTTGGAATCTTGCCTCACGAGTTACCATCTCTAAATCTTCGAGAGGGTTTGCGTATCGTTGACTAAATTCTTGAAAGGAGAAACTACGGTGCCTTAGCAATTGACGAGCGATATCTCTTGTCGTTTCTATTTCTAAACAAACACTAACCATTTCTAAAGGTGACCAATGTTTATGCTTTACCAAATAATTGACAAGCTTGCTGTTTGTTGCTGTATTGTTTTGATTACTAGGATTACTTACTCTTGCGCAATAAGCCACTAAACCTAACAGTGACGAATCATTTTTAAGATCTTCTTTTGGGGATCCAACAAGATCTTGTACTTGACTGTGGGAAATCAATTTAACTTTCATTATATACTTATGTCCTTTTCCATTGTTGAAATTTTAATTTAGCCTCTAAACCTTTATATGTAATTGTTCTCATCAAACTCTCAACGCAGGATATACTTCCATCGAGAACCATTTCATTAATATCTTTGCCAGGTATATTATGTGGCCATATAACCACACTGTGCCCTGCATCGATAATCTTCTCCATTCTTTTGTGAATCTCTAAATTACGAGGTTCAGCATCAAAGACGAAGACTGCATTATCCACCCTTTCGAGCGAATTAGTATTTCCATCTGCTCCGTTCATTGCGATTGCGTTTGATAGAAACATACTATCAAGAGCGCCTTCAACGACATAATACCTTTCGTTAAAGTTTACTTTGTCGAGTCCATACAGTTTAGGTACTTCATCAAACATAATAGTAATATAACGAAGAAACGCATTAGGATCCATTGACCTTGCCGATACACCGAAACATTTGCCGTCTTTATCTAAGAACGGTATTACGAGTCGAGATTCATCATACTTGACGTTCTCAAACTTACCTGGTACTATTCCATTTATCCATTCCTTAAACTTAGGTGCAAAGTAGAGTCGGTAATGGTGCTTAGAAGGAATAGACCTTTTATCTATATATTTCTTTACTGGGTGGGAATGTTCAAGCTGGCTGATTTTTTTTAACTTTTTTAATGGTTCTCCATGAGAGAAATTTGGTTGGGTAAATTTGGTTGACTCTAGAGTTGATGTTGCTGTTTCCGGAGTATTATTTGCCTTGCCAATGAATTTTTCGGCAACGTAATCATTATAAGCTAATGGGTCGACAACCTTAAGGAAATTGCCGAAGATATGGCTTGCACCACAGTTATGACAGAAATAGAACAACTTGTTCTCGCGTTCAAGTAGCCAACCACGGGCTTTTGATTTGTTCTTTTTCGAGTCGCCGCATAAAGGACAACGAAAGTTGATCTTGTAAGGGTTTGTGTTTTTGATACGATATCGGTCGAGTCGCCCCGCCAAATGTTGGGCGTACTGGATATCAACAAAGTCAAGCATAATATATAAAATCCGAAATATCTGTTATTAAAATCTATTATAACAAATTTTTAGCACGCTGTCAACTAATAAATGAGGTAATATCCAATTTTGATATGATGAAGATAATGGCAGCAGATATACCCATCATGTAATACTTCCACCTCTCAACACTAGCTAACTTCGTTTCAATTATCGTAAGACGTTCACTAAACCTGTTATCAATAGATTTTAACTCTTTTATGATTTCTTCGTTACGTTCTTTACGATGAAGTTGATTCTGATCATGTATACGTTGATGATCTTCTTTTGACGACTTACGATATACTTCCATTCTATCGCCTAATACAGCAGAACGTTCTTTGTCTAGTCTTTTATTCTCTTCAATCAACTCTGCTTGATCTTCAAGCTTATCATTAAAGTTCATAATGATCTGATTTTGAACTGCCAATGTCTTTTGTATGCCTGCCATTGCGTCTACTGCATTATCGACCCTGTCGAAAAATCGACCGATCTGATTTATATCTTTTTTAATTAACGCGACGTCAGTCTTTACAGCGTTTAATTCATCGGCCATCAGTCTATTCCTTAATTGTTATTATAACACATTAAGCATGTTATGTCAATAGTTATTTATCAATAGGTTAGGGTCGATATCCTACTATATCACTACTATTCAGAGTTAAATAGAGTTTATTTTTTCTCTACTGCAAGACCAGCAGCAGGTTCGTCGTCAATCGTTACATTTCTATAATATACAATGACTTCGCC